CTTAAATATACTCGTATTCCATTATATAAAAAAAATTTCCCCAGGAAAAAATGACGTATAGGTTGATTGCAAGGGATCGAGTATTTTGTGAAGGTAGTTTCTCAGAGTGTGAGAAATGTCTCACAGGCATTTCTCAGATGATATGTGCAGGGTTATCTACAGATTTTCAAGTAGAAGAATTTAAGATATTGAAGGATAAATATTCAAAAAAAGAAAAATGAAGACTTTTCAAGAATTCTTAAATGAGGCAGGGGTGGCATCCAGATCCAAAGAAGGATCGTGCCAGATTAATGCCAGGTGAGACTTATCTACAATTTGCGAAACGTAAGAGAGGAGGAAAATGAATTGGTTTCAGTATTGGATTGGTCATTGTTGGATGACTGGGTGGACCAGTATTCGAATGAACTTTCGTATGTGGGCAGATTTGGTAGGAGGAAATTATAAGCACTATGCATTACTCAAAGAGGATGACCCTTTTACAGAGTGTCTAGACTGGTTTTGGACATCACTCAACGAAGATGATACATATCCAAAGGAGTTTCTAGAATATCTGATACAAATGGTCAATGATATTGAAACTGGAAAAGTTGAAACTATTCCTATGACTTTAGAAGAATTAAAGTCTATTGCAGATCTTGTAGACATTGAAGAATAGTTGTATACATTGTGGACCGCCCGTATTCTCTCTCAATAGAAGGGATTGACGGGAACTAAATAATCGAGTATCATATGAATTGGTACTACGTAGTTACTCATTGACATTTGAATATGACAAAAGGATTTACTGTTAAAACAAATGAATCTGAAGAAAATAAAGAAACACCACTTTATGATCTTCAAGAATGTAAAGAAAGAATTAAAGGCAGAAGTGTAGTATTTTGTCTACCAGGACGAGGAGTTTCATATCGATTTTTGAAAAGTTTTGTTCAACTTTGTTTTGATCTTGTTCAGGCAGGAGCAAGTATTCAAATTTCACAAGACTATTCTTCAATGGTGAACTTTGCTCGTTGTAAGTGTCTTGGAGCAAATGTGCTTGCAGGACCAGATCAACTTCCTTGGCAAGGTAAACTTCAGTATGATTATCAACTTTGGATTGATAGTGATATTGTATTCAACACTGATGCTTTCTGGGCATTGGTACAAATGGATAAAGATATTGCTTGTGGATGGTATGCAACTGAAGATGGACGTACTACATCTGTTGCTCATTGGTTAGAGGAAGATGACTTCAAAAATAATGGTGGAGTTATGAATCATGAAATGGTTGATACCATTTCCAATCGTAAGAAATCATTTACAGTTGATTATACTGGATTTGGTTGGGTACTCATTAAGAAGGGGGTCTTTGAGCACCCTGAAATGAAGTATCCTTGGTTTGCACCTCAAGTGCAGTCATTCGACTCTGGTGAGGTTGTAGACATGTGTGGTGAAGATGTATCATTCTGCCTTGAAGCAACTCGTAAATGTGGATTTGACATTTGGTGTAATCCTAAAGTAAGAGTTGGACATGAAAAAACAAGAATTATTTGATATTCTTTGTAATGGTCGAGTGATCTATAACAACTTAACAGAAGAAGATTTAATGGATATAATGGACGACCTGTCTCAACAATATTATGAGACAGGGGTTCCCAAACCAGAGGATCTTGTGGTAGAATCTAAAAGTATTGAGGATTGAAAATTATGGCAAAACGACCTTCACTAAATGGCAAGGTAATTATTGAAAGTAAACCCAAGAAGACTCGTCAAGGACGATCTCAGCACACTAAACTCTCTGCATCCTCTCGTAATGGTGCAAAGAAACGTTATAGAGGACAAGGTTGATCGATGATCCAACTCAATCCACAAATCCCAGTCTTGACCCCCAAAGGTCCAGGTTGGGCATTTTTTTTAATTGATCGATCTCAAGAACACGATCTTGAGTGGATAGTTTTCCTAGATAATGGTGGATACTGTTGGACGTTCAAAAACTCAGATATAAGAATACAAAAAAACTTAACTCTTCACAGGGATAAAATTGCTGACTTCGGGATAGCAACCCCGTAAAAAGTTCTAATTCAAACCGAATTAGGAAGCAAAATGTCTAACTTACCAGTAGATAGAAACAAAGAATACATGTACCAAATGTGGGGTACAACAAAACTTACTACAGATTATAGTGCATTAAACGAAAAAAGAATACTTCAAGAGATTATGAATGATGATATTGGTAAAAAACATCATCTAAAAGAGCAAACTTCTATTCACGAAAAGATTCGTAATGATGAAGATTATGATGATTGGGAATATGGAACAGAACCATCTTATGGAAAACCACAATAAATATAAGTAATATATTCTTTACATTACAGTGCCAGTAGAATCTGCAGTATCAAGATATTTTAAAGATATTAGTTTGTCTTTCAAAAGACATCCTGTAACGAATGATATTGCTGTAATTACAAATGAAGATGCAATTAAACGATCTGTAATGAATTTGGTGAGAACCAGAGTGGGTGAAAGATTCTTTAACTCACTCTTAGGTACAAATTTAGAGTCTATGCTTTTTGAACTTGCAGATTCTAGAGTTGTTGATCCAATTGCAGAAGAAATTAAAACTACAATCAACAACTTTGAACCTAGGGTTATTTTGAGAGAAGTGAATGTCGATTTAAGGGCAGATCAAAATGAACTTGAGGTCTACATAATTTATGACATCGTTGGACTTGCAGTTCCTACACAAGCATTAACCTTCGTATTACAACCAACAAGATACTAATGGCATTTACGCAGTTTACAAATCTAGATTTTGATCTAGTCAAGACAACCATTAAAGATTATCTTAGAGCAAACAGTACTTTTACTGATTTTGATTTCGAAGGTTCTAATTTATCGGTATTAGTAGATATTCTTGCTTATAACACGTATATTACTGCCTACAACAGTAATATGATTGCCAATGAAACCTTCTTGGATAGTGCGACACTGAGGGAAAACGTCGTTTCTCTAGCAAGAAACATAGGATTTGTACCATTATCAAGAAGAGCAGCAAGAGCTAATATAAGTTTCTTACTGAATGGTCTAGAAAATGACAATATAAAGACTGCAACACTTAATGCAGGCATAGTTTGTACAGGAAATCAACGTAATACCAGTTTTATATTTTCAATTCCAGAGGACATTACGGTTGGAATTGATGACGGAACTGCACTTTTTTCTGAAATTGACATCTATCAGGGAACATTTCTGAAAAAAACCTTTACAGTTGACAATTCACAACCAAATCAGAAGTATATTTTACCAAATCCTTACATCGACACCTCTACAATTCGTGTCAAAGTTGAGACAAGTGAGACAATTACTGAATATTCTTCTGTTGATAACATTATTGGGATCAATTCAAACTCTAATATCTTCTTAGTCCAAGAAATTTCCGACGAAAAGTATGAAATTTTCTTTGGTGATGGAATTTTCGGCAAAAAACCAGAAAATGGAAGTACAATTACTGTCACTTACATTACGACTGACGGAAAAGATGGCAATGGTCCTTCTAATTTCACTTTTTCTGGGACAGTAGTTGGGGATAATTCCTCAAATCTAAGTGGATTAGTAGAAACTATTGTTACAAATGAGGCAGCAGGGAACGGTGATAGTATTCAGTCTACCGAATCTGTCAGATATTATGCTCCCAGACTCTATGCATCCCAATATAGAGCAGTAACTGCAAACGATTATGAAGCATTATTGCCATCATTGTTCCCAAATATAGAATCTGTTACTGCTTATGGTGGTGAAGATTTAAGTCCACCCGAATATGGGTCAGTATATCTCTCCATAAAACCAAAAAATTCGGATTATTTGTCTGAATTTACAAAGCAAAATATTCTGACTGCATTAAAGCAATATACAGTAGCAGGAACAAAGGTTAGATTTGCAGATATAAATGTTCTTTACGTTGAATTAGATTCTACAATTTATTATAATTCAAACTTAGTCAAGTCTATAAGTGAATTAGAAACTCAAGTTTATTCATCTTTAGATGCATATTCGAATTCTGCAGATTTAAATAAATTTGGAGGGAGATTTAAATACAGCAAAGTTCTTCGTATCATAGATTCCACAAATGATGCAATAACATCAAATATCACCAGAGTTACAATGAGAAGAAATATTGGAATTTTAAATGAGGCAACAAATTATGAAGTCTGCTTCGAAAATAGATTTAATGCTTCATTAAGTGGATATAACATACGAACAACTGGATTTAAAGTGGTTGGAAATGATGAACTTTTATATATTTCAGATACTCCAAATTCAGATCTAAAAACAGGTTCATTGTTCCTGTTTAGTATAAAAAATAATGAGGTTGTTGTACAATCAAATACTATTGGAACAGTAAATTATGTCACTGGTGAAATCAATATAGATAATATAAATGTGAATTATACTACAGTTCCAGATAACATTATTCAAATTGAAGCAACTCCATATTCAAATGATATTATTGCAAAAAAATCAGTTTATTTAAAACTTGATGTGGGTAGCAGTAATGTCACTTTATTGAAGGATATAATATCATCTGGTGAAAATACATCTGGTAGTAGATTTGCTCCAGAATCAAGTTACACAACAGAATCAAAGATAAGAAACTAAAATGAATCAAGATATTAAATCAGTTAAGATTAGTGATGTAATTGAGAATCAAATACCAGAATTTATTGCTACCGAAAATTCAAATTTTATAGAATTTTTAAAGCAATATTATATTTCCCAAGAATATCAAGGTGCTCCAATTGATCTTGCAGAAAATTTAACTGATTATAAGAATGTTGATACATTTGATAGTTCTAACCTAATTCAGAATACATCTTTAACTGAGCAAATTTTATTCTTTGATGATGTCATCAATGTAGATTCTACACATGGTTGGCCTTCTCAATATGGTCTTTTAAAGATTGACGATGAGATCATTACTTACACTGGAATCACAACAAACTCTTTCACAGGTTGTATAAGGGGATTTAGTGGAGTTGAATCACTCTCAGATACAGAAAGACCAGAGTATTTAAAATTCACTTCTACGGAGGTCTCAGAGCACTCTGATGGGTCTCTAGTTT